TAATACGGGTACTGTAACAAGTGTAGGTCTTTCAACAGGTACAGGTTTAGATGGTGGTGGAACTATTACTACTTCTGGATCATTTTCAATAACTTTAGACTTATCTGAGTTAGCTGATATGACGCAGACTATGATAGGCACAGATGAATTTATAGTATTAGATAACGGTGCTGAAAGAAGAAAAGCTGCTAATGAAATAGGTTTAAGTATATTCAGTAATGATGCTGGATTTACATCTAACGTTGGAGATATTACAGCGGTAAACGCTGGTACTAATTTAACTGGCGGTGGAACATCGGGCAGTGTAACATTAAACATGGCAACTGGTGGAATTGGTTCAGGAACATATGGTTCTACATCTAACAGTACTAAGATAGATAATATTACAGTTGATGCATACGGTAGAGTAACTGCTGTATCAACTGGAGCTACTGGTCAAGTTAATCAAGTAAACTCAGGTAATTTATCTACACTTACAGTAAGCAGTGGTACAACAACAACAGTAACACCAATAACTGCCGCAGTAAGTGGTAGTTCTTCAAGTTTAGCAACAGGAGCGCAAATACAAACAGCTATTAATACTGCTCTTACTGGAGTGGTTCAATTTGAGGGTACATGGAACGCAAGTACAAACACACCGACATTAACAAGTAGTGTCGGCACATCAGGGGACTATTACATAGTGTCTGTTGCAGGTTCTACTAACTTAAATGGAATAACAGACTGGGCAATAGGTGATTGGGCTGTGTTTGCTAATACAACATGGACAAAAGTAGATAATTCTCAAGTAGGTAATATGTCTTCTTGGACGTTAAAAGAAGGGAATGGAACAGAAACAAGTACTGTTACAAATGGCGAAACAGTAACTTTTGCACAGGGTAATGGTATACAGTCTGAACTTACTTCTACTTCAAGTGGAGGAACATTAACTATAACTAATACAAAACCTAATATTGTTCAAACAACAGTATCTGGTAACGCAGGATCTGCAACTGTATTGCAAACAGCAAGAACTATAGCTGGTGTTTCATTTAATGGATCAGCTAATATATCATTAAATAATAATGCTATAACAAATGGAGCTGGATACATAACATCATCATCTTTACCAACAGTTGGTAATGGTCAAATAGACGGTAGAACAAGTGGTAATGGATTAAGCGGTTCTATGGATGCAACTGCAAATCAAAGTGGTAATACTACATTTACAGTAACTTCAAACGCAACAACTGCTGCAACAGCAAGTACTATTGCTTATAGAGATTCATCTGCTGATATTAACGCAAGATTATTTAGATCTAATTATCAAAATCAAAGTACTATAGGTGGAGCAATAGCATTTAGAACCAGTACAACAGACAACTACATACGTTTTTGTAGTGATGCTTCTGCTATTAGAACTTTTATAGGAGCAGCTTCAAGTTCAGTAGTTTCAGGTGTAACTTCTGTAGCAACTGGTGGTGGATTAACAGGTGGAACAATAACTTCAACTGGAACTTTATCACATGCAGATACATCAAGTCAAGGTTCTGTAAATAACTCAGGCAATACATATATACAAGATGTAACATTAGATACATATGGTCATGTTACAAGTCTAACATCTGCGACAACTACATTAGCCACACTTGGTTATACAGGTGCAACTAATGCAAATTATATTACAAACAATAACCAACTTACAAATGGTGCAGGATATATAACTTCAAGTTCTGTTGGGAGTGGTTTGCTTACAATGTCCACAGGTACAGGTCTTGACGGTGGTACACAAACATTTAACGCTAATTCATCTGCCAACGTTAACTTTACTATTACTTTAGATTTATCAGAACTTACTGATATGACAGCTACGATGGTTGGTACTGATGAGTTCATAGTATTAGATAATAGTGCAGAACGTAGAAAAGCAGCTAATGAAATAGGGCTTAGTATATTTAGTAACGATGCTGGATTCACATCTAATACTGGAGACATTACTGCTGTAAATGCAGGAACTAATTTAACAGGAGGAGGAACAACAGGTAGTGTAACATTAAATATGGCAACAGGAGGAGTTGGTGCTGGGACATATGGCTCAACATCCAATTCTACTAAAATAGACAACATTACAGTTGATGCTTATGGTAGAGTAACTGCTATAACTACAGGAGGTACTGGAGATATAAATGGTATTACTGCAGGAGATGGATTGACTGGTGGAGGTTCAAGTGGAACGCCTACTGTAAGTGTTGATTACACAGGAAGTGATAATATTATATTAGATGCACCTAACACAGCTACAGGTACGTTAAGTACTTCAGATCAAATACTTATTAGTAGTGCATCTACAAATAATGTTGCTAAATCAACTATAAGTAACTTGCCATTCACTAATAATTCGGGTGATATAACAAGTGTTACTGCAGGTACAAATATGAGTGGTGGCGGTTCAAGTGGAGCAGTTACATTAAATTGTACTATTACAAATAATAATCAATTAACTAACGGTAGAGGATTTACAACTAACGTTGGAGATATAACAGCAGTAACTGCTGGATCAGGTCTAACAGGCGGTGGAACAAGCGGCTCAGTTACTTTAAATGTAGATTACGCAGGTAGTGACTCACTTGTTATGCAGGCTTCGGATGGTACTCCAGATCTGGATGATTATATTATTTATGGTGCAGATTCTTCTTCTGGTGGAGATACTAAAAAAATTCAGTTTACAGATGTTAATCTAAGCATGTTTAATAATGACGCAGGATTTAAAACTTCTTCTGGAGTTACGTCAATTGCTACATCATCACCTGTATTAGGTGGAACAATTACAAGCTCTGGTACTATTAGTGTATTAAAACCAGTAAGTGGAGCGTGGCATAATGGTGGAGTAGCGATTGTTGGTGCTGTAACTGAAATAGGTAGATATATAGATTTTCACACAAGCAACACAGGTACATCTGATTATGATGTAAGACTTGATGCTAATGGATCTGAATTAAACGTATCCACAAACATTAGATCTCAAGGTAACCTTGAAGCGGTAGGAAATATTGTAGCAGGACGTGGTAGATATACAAGTGGAAATGCTTTTCAACCAAGTATTGCTTTTACAAGTGACACAAACACTGGTATGTTTAACCCATCTTCGGATACAATACAATTTGCAACTGGTGGAGCTTATAGAATATCAGTTAATAATTTTGCTACTATAATAAATCAAGATTGTGGTATTGGTGTGACACCATTAGCAAAATTTCATGTAAACGGAACTTCATTAGTAAGAACAAGTTCTGGTGTAGGTGATTTTTATTTAGGAAATAACGCAACAGCAAATCACTTTAGATTTCACACAAACAATGCCAATACTTACTTTGACATGAATTGCGGTAATGTATACTGGAGAGATGGTGGATCAACAAGATATACCTTCTTCCCTTCAACTGCTAACATGACTGTTAATGGTACTATAACTCAGGGTTCTGATGCGAGGATAAAAGAAAATATTGTTGAAATAGATGATTGTCTTGGTAAGGTTAAAGAAATGCGAGGCGTTTACTACAATAGAACTGATATAAATACAGAGGTTACTAAAGTAGGTGTTATAGCTCAAGAGGTTGAAAAAGTTTTACCAGAACTTATATTAGAAAATGAAGATGACGGACTTAAATCTGTAGCTTACTCAGAATTAACTGCTGTACTAATAAATGCGGTAAAGGAACAACAAGTGATGATAGAAGATTTAAAAGCAAGAATAGAACAATTAGAAAAATAAAATTATGGCAATTAATTATAAATGGGTAATTTCAAAAATGGAAGCTTATGTTGAATCAGAAGGCGAAAGCAATGTAATACACAAAGTGCAGTGGACTTATGTAGGACAAGAAGACGCTTATATGAGTGCTGAAAATGGAGAACAAGATTTTACTTATAAATTTGGTGATCCTTTTGTGCCATATGAAAATACGGAAGCTTTTGAAAACGTAGTGATAGGTTGGTTAGAAGGATCTGTAGATGTAGATGAAATGAAAGCAACTATTTCTGCAGCCATACAAGTTGAAAAAAGCCCAGTAAATGAAGAGTTGTATTTTACGTGGCAAGATTCTATTTAGGCAAAAATAAAATTAGTATCTTTGTATAAAATAAATAACAAATTAAATTTAATATTATGAGTAAAAAAGAAGAGTCCGTAAAATTGAATGCAGATGAATTAGTAGTCATTCAAGAATTAAATCAAAAATTTATGCAAACTAAAGTTGCGATTGCAGATGCTGTAATTCAACAACAACAATTAGTTGCAGAATTAAGTGAAGTTCAAAAAGATTTTAAAAAGCAAGAAAAAGTACTTGCTGAAAAATATGGCGAAAACGCTACTATAAATTTACAAACAGGAGAGGTTACTCAGCCTGAAGAAAAAAAAGAATAAATGGCAAGAATAAGTAACACAACGGCATATCCAGAAATACTAAATTTAGATTTAGGTGATTATTTAATTTTAACTGACAAAGAAAACCAGTTAATGACTAAGTCTTGTACTGTTAGTCAACTACAATCATTTTTTGGGATAGATACGTTGGTGGCTCATGTAGAGGTTACATCAGCACAGTTACAAACCTTAGCTTCTACATCTAAAGTTTTAATTGCATCTCCTGGATCAGACAAGGTTATAGATATATTATCTATTTCTATTAATTTTGTTCCAGGAACAACAGTTTATAATTTTGGAAATGACTTAACATTTGATTATAATTCTGTGTTAATGGGAACTTTGCCTAAAGCATCTGTAAATAGTGCTGCTAATAATGTTGCTAAAGTTATGGTAGGAAGCGGTAACTCTGTAACCCTATCCCCTGGACAAGCTTTAAACTTAAAAACATCAGCCAATCCTTCGCAAGGAGATGGAAAAATGTTTATTAATGTTTATTATAGAGTTTTGACTACAGGGTCTACATTTTAATTTAATAAATTGGACATAAGAAAAATCTCCATAGGATCAGATTATAAATCTGGCGCAATGCATTATATTGTTGGCCAAGAGGTTTTAGGTGGATCATATGCTATTCATTTAATACAACACGATAAAGTTATGGATTCATATAAAATATGGATTATGAACGGAGATGAGGTATTGCTTTGGAAAGAATTTAAAATGACTATGCCTATATCTTTGGAATATAATATAAACTTTTAATGCAATCCCCATATTCATTTATAGTAAAGCCAGTAAATGGCAGAAGATATGATAATATTAGAAACTATGGTGATAAAGAATTAATCATTAGTGTTTCTGAAGAAGATCATACAGTTTCAAATAGATTTGCAGAAGTAGTAAATGTTCCAATAAATTATAAGGGTGAGGTTTCTATTGGAGATACTATATTAGTTCATCATAATGTTTTTAAATATTATAATGATATGTATGGTAGGCAAAAAAGCGGTAGAAGCTGGATTAAAGACGATTTATTTATTGTAGATTTTGATCAATTTTTTCTCTATAAAAAAAATAATAAATGGAATGCTTTTGATAAATATTGTTTTGTAAAACCTATTGCAAAAAAAGATTCTTATATTGTAGGTAGTGGTGTTAAAAACGAACCTTTACAAGGAGAGTTAGTTTATCTAAATAAACAATTAGAAGAACTTGGTTTAAAAAAAGGAGATCAAATTTGTTATGAGCCTTTTAGTGAATATGAATTTGTTATAGAAGGAGATTTATTATACAGAATGTACACTGATAATATAACCATAAAACTATGATTTATATATTAGATGATGTTATAGATAAAGATTTTTTAAAAATAATTAAAGAATATTTAGATAATCCTTTCCAAAAGAAAATATCTGGTGGTAAGGATTTTTATGTTTTAGAATCTAATGAAGATTTTGATTATTTTATTTTAGATATTTTACAACAAAGAGAAGAAAGAGAATTAGAAAACATACTAAGTTTTTTTAGAGTATCTACGGATAAATTAGATATAACTTGGGGTATTCATTCAGACTTGAATATTAAAGGTCAAAAACCTGATAGGGCTATAGTATTATATTTATCACCAAGAGAATTAGAAGATTTAAATGGAACGGCTTTTTGGGAACACGATATTTATGGAAAAGAAATGCCAAAAAATATGTCTGATGATGAGTATGATGAAATACTTAAATTAGATTCAGAAGATTTAAATAAATGGAGATTAAGTACGGTAGTTGGTTATGAAGAAAATAGATTAGTTTCTTATCCATCTAATTATTTTCATAGTAAATATCCTAATAAATCTTGGGAAGAAGGACGTAAAGTATTTGTAATGTTTTATAAATTTAAGTAATGGATATAGTAAGTTTAAAAATACAAATAATTCAAGCAGGTGAAAAGGCTGTAAAGCACCTAATTAAAGTTGCTAATGAAAAAATTATTACTGGTGATCCTGAAGATGAACTTGCTGCTGATAGATTAAAAAATGCAGCTGCAACTAAAAAACTTGCAATATTTGATGCGTTTGATATTTTAAAACGTATTGAAGAAGAAGAAGATAAAATCAATGGAATAGAAAGAAAAACAAATAATTTACCTAAAGGATTTGCAGAATCAAAATCAAAATAGTTTATATATAAAAGTAAACAGTGTTGTGCCAAAACAAGCCAGGGTTTTAAAAAACCGTAAAAGGTCTTGGCAATATGGTTATAATGAAAAATACGATATGGTTATTATATCTCGTGACGGAACAATAGGAGATATATATAATATAAACAACTTAAAAGTAGCTGTTCCAAATACTCCAAAAGAAATATATAAAAGATCATCTGAAAAGTCAAAGCAATATTGGGAGGCTTCAGAGTATTCTAAAACACTAAAAAGAATATCTACTATATTTCAGTGGCATTCAATGCCTAATAGTTTTAAAGAACAGTGGGTTGATTATATAGAAAAAGAATTTAATAGAAGAGAGTTGGGTTATTGGTTTTATAATAACGGAGTTCCCACATATATAACAGGATCTCATTATATGTATCTTCAATGGACAAAAATTGATGTCGGTTTACCAGACTTTCGTGAAGCTAATAGAATATTTTACTTATACTGGGAAGCTTGTAAAGCTGACAAAAGAAGTTTTGGTATTTGTTATTTAAAAATTAGACGTTCAGGATTTTCATATATGGGTTCTGAAGAATGTGTGAACTTAGCAACTCTTGCAAAAGATGCACGTGTAGGAATTTTATCTAAAACAGGTTCAGATGCTAAAAAAATGTTTACTGATAAAGTTGTTCCTATTTCTAATAATTATCCTTTTTTCTTTAAACCCATACAAGATGGTATGGATAAACCAAAAACTGAATTAGCCTATAGAGTTCCTGCTGCAAAAATTACAAAAAAAAATATGTTTGTAATAGATGAAGAAGAACAACTTGAGGGATTAGACACAACTATTGATTGGAAAAACACAGGCGATAACAGTTATGATGGTGAAAAATTAAAATTACTTGTTCATGATGAATCTGGAAAATGGGAAAGACCTGATAATATATTAAATAACTGGAGGGTTACAAAGACTTGTTTAAGATTAGGAAGTAAAGTTATAGGCAAATGTATGATGGGGTCTACATCAAATGCTTTAGATAAAGGAGGTAGAAATTTTAAACAACTTTTTTATGATTCTGATGTTTCAAAGAGAAACTCAAATGGTCAAACTAAAAGTGGATTATATTCCCTTTTCGTTCCGATGGAATGGAATATGGAAGGCTTTATAGATCAGTATGGTATGCCTGTTTTAGATAATCCAGAAAAACCAGTAAGGGGGATTGATGATGAAATAATAAATCAAGGAGCAATTAATTATTGGGAAAATGAAGTAAACTCTTTAAATTCAGATCCAGACGCTTTAAATGAATTTTACAGACAATTTCCTCGTACAGAATCACATGCATTTAGAGATGAAAGTAAACAATCTATTTTTAATTTAACAAAGATATACCAACAAATAGATTACAACGACTCTTTAATTAAAGAACATTTTATAACACAAGGTTCGTTTAGTTGGAAAGATGGGATTAAAGATACTAAGGTTATTTGGACACCAAATAAAAGAGGTAGATTTTTTGTAACTTACATGCCAAAAGTAGCATTACAAAATAATGTTATAAAAAAGAATGGCAGGTTTTTTCCTGGAAACGAACATTTAGGTTCGTTTGGTTGCGATTCTTATGATATTTCAGGTGTTGTTGTAGGTAAAGGGTCTAATGGTTCTTTGCATGGTTTAACTAAGTTTTCTATGGAAGAGATACCAAGTAATCATTTCTTTTTAGAATACATAGCCAGACCTCAAACAGCTGAAATATTTTTTGAAGAAGTTTTAATGGCATGTGTTTTTTTTGGTATGCCAATATTATGTGAAAATAATAAACCTCGTTTGTTATATCATTTTAAGAATAGAGGGTATAGAGGCTTTTGTCTTAATAGACCAGATAAAGCTTACTCTAAGCTTTCTAAGACTGAAAAAGAATTAGGAGGTATACCAAACACTTCTGAAGATGTAAAGCAATCACATGCGTCTGCTATTGAGTCGTATATAGAAAAATATGTAGGATTAGATATGGGTGGTATTTATAGAACAGAAGGAGATATGGGTGATACTTATTTTCAAAGAACATTAGAAGATTGGGCAAAATTTGACATAAATAATAGAACAAAATTTGATGCTTCTATAAGCTCTGGATTAGCTATAATGGCTAACCAAAAACACTTATATACACCGTCAAGAGAAAAGACGAAAATAAGCATTAAATTTGCAACATATAACAACACTGATTCTCGCAGTAGAATAAATAATAGATGAAAGAGGTAAATATACAAATTAATCAAGCCGCTTTTCCTGATCAGTTTGTTACTGACGCACAAAAAGATACCATGGAGTACGGCCTACAAGTAGGGCAGGCGATACAGTACGAGTGGTTTAGAAAAGATAATAGTACATGTAGATTTTTTAATCAATGGGGAGAGTTTAACAGACTTAGACTTTATGCTCGTGGAGAACAATCTGTATCTAAATATAAAAACGAAATTGCAGTAGACGGAGATTTAAGTTACTTAAATTTAGATTGGACACCAGTTCCTGTTATTCCCAAATTTGTAGACATAGTAGTTAATGGATTGAATGACCGACTTTTTAAAGTAAAAGCATTTGCGGAAGACGCAATGTCGGCTGAAAAAAGAAATGAGTTTCAAAAACAAATAGAAGGTGAGATGATAGCTCGACCTTTATTTCAACAAATCGAACAAGACTTTGGAGTTAATGTTTTTCAAACAGAAGAATCTGAACTTCCTAATGATGACGAAGAACTTCAGTTGTTTATGCAAATGAAGTACAAACCAGCAATAGAGATAGCTGCAGAAGAAGCAATTGATACGATTTTAAATAAAAACCAATATCAAGAAATTAGAAAAAGATGTGATTACGATTTAATGACTCTTGGAGTTAGTATGGCAAAACATCAATTCTTGCCAGGACAAGGTGTTCAATTAGATTATGTTGATCCAGCTAATGTTGTTTATAGCTATACAGAAGATCCTTATTTTAAAGATTGTTTTTATTGGGGTGAAATTAAAACTATACCAATGTCAGAGTTGGTCAAAATAAATCCTGATATTACTAATGAAGAAATGGAAACTATATCCAAGTATAGTCAATCTTGGTACAACTATTATAATAACGCACAGTACTATGAGAATAGTATGTTTATGCGTGACACTGTTACTTTATTATATTTCAATTATAAAACGACTCATTCTTTTGTTTATAAAAAGAAAGAAATGGCGGACGGAAGTTTTAAAGTAGTAAGTAAAACAGATGAATTTAATCCTCCAACAGAAATGCAAGAGGAAGGTAAATTCGAAAGAATAGAAAAAAATATAGAAGTTTGGTATGATGGTATCATGGTTATGGGTACTAATATTATGCTAAAATGGGAGCTGGCAGAAAATATGGTAAGACCTAAGTCTGCATCTCAACATGCAATGCCTAATTATGTGGCTTGTGCGCCAAGAATGTATAAAGGAGTTTACGAGTCTTTAGTTAGAAGAATGATTCCTTTTGCAGACTTAATACAAATAACACATTTAAAAATACAACAAGTAGTTTCACGTGTTGTCCCTGATGGAGTTTTTATTGATGCTGATGGTTTAAATGAAGTTGACTTAGGAACAGGAAACGCATACAATCCAGAAGATGCATTAAGACTTTACTTCCAAACAGGTTCTGTAGTTGGTAGATCTTATACTCAAGATGGAGAGTTTAATAATGCAAGACAACCTATTCAGCAATTAACTTCAAGTAGTGGTGCTGGAAAACTTCAAATGCTTATAGGTAACTATAATCATTATATGGATATGATTAGAACAGTCACAGGATTAAATGAGGCACGAGATGCTTCAAGTCCTAATCCAGATGCTTTAGTCGGTGTTCAAAAACTTGCAGCTCTTAGTTCTAATACTGCTACAAGGCATATATTAAACAGTAGTTTGTATATGACTAAAAGATTAGCAGAAGGTGTAGTTATAAGAACTGCAGATATTTTAGAATATTCTTCATTTAAAAATCAATTTGCAATGCAGATTGGTAAATACAATTTAAGAATATTAGAAGACTTAAAAGATTTCTATTTATATGATTTTGGTGTTTTCTTAGAAATGTCTCCTGATGAAGAACAAAAGCAAATGCTTGAACAAAACATACAAATGGCTTTATCTAAAAATGATATAAGCTTAGAAGACGCTATTGATATTAGGGAAATCCATAATTTAAAAATGGCTAACCAATTATTAAAAGTAAAAAGAAAAAGAAAGCAGGATGCAGAAATGCAACAAATGCAACAACAGCAAGCAGCACAAGCTGAACAACAGCAAGCTGGTATAATGGCTCAGGCTCAAGCTGACCAACAAAAAGCACAAATGGAAATCCAAGGTAAAATGCAATTAAAACAACAAGAGGTTGCTATGGATATCGAAAAGCTTAAAAACGAAGCTGCATTAAAAGCACAACTAATGGAAACTGAATTTGCATATAATATGCAACTAAGAGGTTTAGAACAAAAACAAATTGATTTACGTGAACAAGCTAAAGAAAAAGGTAAGTCAGATAGAATTACTATGGCTAACTCGCAACAATCTAAAATGATTGAGCAAAGAAAAAGAAACTTACCTCCAATAACTTTTGAATCTAATGAAGATAGTTTAGATGGTTTTGATTTAGCAGAATTTAACCCAAGATAATATGAGTAAATTAGATAAGAAAAAAAGAAAAAAACAAAGACCTGCTGCGATAGCAAAAGAGTCTACACGTACTGTAACAAACGTTCCTACTAAACCTCGTAAAAAACTAATAACAAAAAAACAATCAGAGGCACAAAAAGCTAAACTAAAAGAGTATGCTAAAAATCTTAAACCTCTTCCCAAGCCAAAAATGAAAGGTGGCATTGTAGGCGGAGGATGGATAGGCGGCGGAAAAATTTTAAGTGGCGCTAAACAAATTGGCAAATTTGCAGCTAAACATTTAGCTAAAAAAGGAGGTCCTAAAGTTCTTGATAAAAATATAAAAAAATGATGCAAAAAACAGCAGGCCCACAATTAAATCAAGCAAGAGAAGATTTTAATAAAAGGGTTAGTAGAAAAAGTATGTTGGGTAAATCAAAAAAAGTCCAATGGGAATCCAAAAGACGTTTTTGTAATATTTGAACAGCTAAAATATATAATTAAATAAGTATTAACTTTGTTAAAAATTAAATCAAATGAAATTACAAGTAAAAGAAGTTAGTGGAAATGAAAAATCTAAAGCTGAAATAGAAGAGCAGTTACTGCAAAAACACGAAGAAACTACATCTCAGGAAAAACCTGTAGATAAAGTAGAAGAAGTAAAGGTAGAAGCTCCAGAGCAAGCAAAAGAAGTTGAAACTAAAGAAGTTGAAAATACTTCTAAAGATATACCTGAATCATCAGGGGTAAATGATGATAACGTTCTTTCATATATAAAAGAAAGATACAATAAAGACATTGAATCAGTTGATCAATTATTTGAGACCAAAGAATCAAATGAAAAATTACCTGAAGATGTTTTAAAGTATTTTGAGTATAAAAAAGAAACTGGTCGTGGAATCGAAGACTTTTATAAATTACAAAAAGACTACGATAACATGGAAGAAGACGCAGTGATAGCTGATTATATGTCTATTCAAGAAGAAGGTTTGGATGCTATTGATATTCAAGACTTAATGGATGACAAGTTTGGATATGATGAAGATGATGATGAAAAAGATATTAGAAAAATAAAATTAGCTAAAAAAAGAGAACTTGCTAAGGCACGTAAGTTTTTTACTGAACAGAAAGATAAATATAAAATTCCTCTTGAGTCAAGCAGGGATGGATTATCTGATGATCAGGAAAAAAAATTAAGTGACTATAATAAGTATATAGAGGAATCAAAAACAATTGCTGAAAGTAATGAAAAGCGATATGATTACTTTTTAAGCCGCACTAAAGAAGTGTTTAACAATGAGTTCAAAGGTTTTGAATTTGAGGTTGGTGAAAAAAAGATTAATTATAAACCAGGTACAGCAGATGAATTGATGAACAAGCAGTCAGACGTAAACAACTTTGTAAATAAATACATTAACAAAGATGGTTTAATGTCAGATGCAAATGGATACCATAAAGCCTTATCGGTTGCAATGAATCCAGAAAAGTTTGCTCAGTTCTTTTATGACCAAGGTGTTGCAGCAGCAGTGGATGATGTTACACGTAAATCCAAAAACATTAATATGGATGTACGTAAATCGCCACAGCTATCAACAAAAGATGGTTTAAAGATTCGCCCAATTGGTGACAGTAGTAGCGGAAGAGGACTCAAAATTAGAAGTATTAAAAAAAATTAACAATTAAAAATTAAAAAAATGGCAGTAAATGTAACCCCTGGTTTCGACTTACAACCTTCAGCACAACAAGTGCCGTTGGAAAGCAACTATATTACAGACTTCAATTTCTTAAATCAGTATTTACCTGACACTTATGAAAAAGAGTTTGAAAGATATGGTAATCGAAGCGTATCCTCCTTCCTAAGATTGGTAGGAGCTGAAATGCCTTCTAACTCTGACCTTATCAAATGGGCTGAGCAAGGAAGATTGCATGTAAAATATCAAAATTGCACATCTGGATCAGCAGCTGGTGCAGGAACAAGATCAGCAGTATGGACTATTCCAAACAATGTTTCTAACTTTAACCCTGCTTTAGGTGGAACACCTAACACAGCATCGTTAAGAGTTGGACAAACAGTAATGATCTCTGACAAAACACCTGGTTCAAATTTAACCAACAAAGGTGTAATTACAGTAGCACCTACAGCTGGTGCGCCAAACGTTGTAACAATTGCTTACTATGAAGCAAGCGGACAAGTAATGGGAGCTGGTGTAGCGTGTGATATCTTTATCTATGGTTCTGAATTTAACAAAGGAACTGATGGTATGGTAGGATCTAATGAATCTGACGATTTTATTTTCGATAACAAACCAATCATTATCAAAGACAAGTATTCTGTTTCTGGTTCTGATATGGCTCAAATCGGATGGATCGAAGTATCAGGTGAAGATGGCGTAAGCGGATACCTATGGTATTTAAAATCTGAGCATGACACAAGATTACGTTTTGAAGACTATATGGAGACAGCTATGATTGAAGCTGTGCCTGCAGAAGCTACTTCTGGAGCAGGAGACTTTTTCCAAGGAGTTGGTGCTGGTGCGTCTGCAGCAAACTTAAATGGTTCTGAAGGTGTATTCTTTGTAGTAGGACAAAGAGGTAATGTATTTGGTGGAGGTAATCCAACAACTCTTGCTGAATTTGATTCTATTATCCAAAGATTAGACAAGCAAGGAGCTATTGAAGAAAATGTTCTTTTTGTAAATAGAGACTTTTCATTTGACATTGACGATATGTTAGCAGCACAAAACTCTTACGGAGCTGGTGGTACTTCATATGGTTTATTTGACAATGATGAAGAGATGGCTTTAAATCTTGGATTCTCAGGATTTAGAAGAGGTTATGACTTTTACAAGTCTGACTGGAAATATCTGAACGACCCGACAATGAGAGGTGGTCTTGTAGGTGGAGCAATCAACGGAATGTTAGTTCCTGCTGGTTCAACTACAGTTTACGATCAAATCTTAGGAAAGAATGCTAAGCGTCCTTTCTTACATGTTCGTTACAGAGCTTCTGAAACTGAAGATAGAAGATACAAGACTTGGATCACTGGTTCTGCTGGTGGAGCAAAAACATCTTCTTTAGATGCTATGGAAGTAAACTTCTTGACTGAAAGAGCTGTTTGTGTTTTAGGAGCAAACAACTTCTTCTTATTTCAAGATGCATAATAAGTAAGTAATATTTACCCTCGTTGCAAAGACGGGGGTAATTATTTTTAAATTAAAATTAAATTATATCAAATGAAAAACACACAAAAGTATATAGACGTAGCTTATAGACTAATTCAAGAGCGTGCGCCTTTAAGTTATATGTTGGCTTCTCGCCACTCAAAACGTTCACCTTTATTATATTTCGATGAAGATAAAGGAATTAATAGACCACTAAGATATGCAAGAAACCAAAAAAGCCCGTTTGAAGACGAGCAGGATGGAAATGCAGTATTAGAACCAATTGTATTTGAAGATGGAATGTTATTTGTTCCAAAACAAAATCAAGTATTACAAAAATTTTTACACTATCATCCTTCTAACGGAAGAGTATACGAAGCAGTAGATAAAGCTCGTGATGCATCTGAAGAGTTAGAAATAGTAGAACAAGCTGTAGAAGCAATGATTCAAGCTAAAGAATTAAAAGGGGATAGCTTATTAGCGGTAGCAAGAGTTTTAATAGGAGCAAGTGTTGATCGTATGTCTACGGCAGAAATAAAAAGAGACGTAATGGTTTATGCACAAAATGATCCGTTTGACTTTATAGAAACATTAAATGATCCTATGTTAGAACTAACAAATGATGTGGTTCAGTTTTTTAACCATTCATTTTTAACTATGAAAAATGCAGGGAAAGATGTTTACTTTAATCTACCAAAAAATAAAACCAAACTATTAACTGTTCCATTTGGTGAAGATCCATATTATATTGTGGCATCTTTATTTCAATCCGATGAAGGAATCGAAACGTACAAGTTGCTAAAAAAACGCTTAAATAGTAATAAATAATAACTTGTATCTTTGTATTGAGAATAGTCTCATATAACATTTATTTTTTTTTTTAAAGATGGAAAAATTTCTAAAAATCAGTTTAAGTGGAGCTTATCACTTAATTCCAATTAAAAACATACTTGGAATAGAAGTGGGAGTAGACACTAAAGTTAACATTCTTTACAATTCAGTAGGTCACAGAGCTACTGGAGCGTCAGAAGTATTAGGAGTTGAACTCGTTGCTACAACAGCAGCGGATGCAGCTAAAACTAAAGAGCAATTAAACAGCATTGTAGATGCGATTGAAAAAGCATTAGCAACAAGTTGGTTAAATCCTTACTTCGTTCTTGAGCCTAAATTTGCTATTACATCAATAGCTCAAATAGAAGTGGAATACTCTGCTTAAATTACGTTAACATTCAAAAAATAGAAGAGGCTTAAAAAAAATAGGCCTCTTTTTTTTTTGCTATCTTTGTAAAAAAAGAAATCAATGATAAATTCTGTAAGAAATACAGTATTAGCTGTACTCAATAAAAACAATTACGGATACCTTTCTCCTCAAGACTTTAATTTGTATTGTTTGCAAGCGCAAATGGATATGTTTGAGGATTACTTTTACCAATATAACAACTGGATTAACAGAGAAAATAATAGAACCTCTGGAACAGGTTATGCAGATATTGTAAAAGGCTTAGAAGAGGTTATAGATACGTTTAGCATTATTAGTCCTTTGTTAAACCAAAGTACAGCTCAATTAAATAAAAGTTTATATACACTTCCTACCACAACTTTGAATGGAAGTGACTATTATTTACTAAACAAAATATTAATTTATCAAACAGTAAGAGCTACGGGAACAAATACTGCAGTAGTAGGTAACAATCAACTTATTGATACTAATGCTACCTTTATAACAAATGGTGTTGTTGCTGGAGATATAGTAGGATATGTTGTAGGTGGTATTCCTTTTAATGCAGTAGTAGAAGTAGTTACTTCACAAACACAACTGGAATTAGAAGCAACCAATTTAACTGCAACAGGAATAAGTTATTCTATATTTAATAGTTCGGATATTAAAGAAGCTGAAAAAGTAACTCATTCTAAAATTACACTTTTAGACAACTCTCTTTTAACAAAACCAACTCTAACTTACCCTGCATACACTCAAGATGCTTTAGCGGCTAAGATGTATCCTATTTCTATATATGAGCAAGGTCAAGTCGTTTGTCAGTATATTAGATATCCGTTTACGCCTAATTGGACTTATTTAGAGACTTCTGGAAATGATCCTATATTCAATGCTTCTGATCCTTTGTATCAAAGTTTTGAATTACCATTATCAGATGAGCCTAATTTAATAATGAAAATATTACAATACGCTGGGGTAGAAATTAGAGAAGGAGATGTTGTTGAGTATGCGTTGGGACAAGAAAGTATAGACACACAAGAAACAAGTTAATATGGCATATATAAATCAATATCAATATTATACTAATAACGAGGTAAACCCTAATGATGCAAATTGGGGTTCATATCAGTATATATCATTAGAAGACATAGTAAATAATTTTATGCTTATCTATCAAGGTAATCATGAATTAGTAAATAATCTAAATAGATTTCAAGTCTTGTTTCACGCAAAACGTGGAATACAAGAACTGAACTATGATGCTTTAAAAGAAATTAAAATATTACAATTAGATTTAGATAGTAACTATAGATTTATTTTACCATCTGATTATGTAAATTGGGTAAGAATATCTCAATGGAAAAATGGAGTTTTACTTCCGCTAACTGAAAATATTCAGACAAGTTTTGCTGCCGCATATTTACAAGATAATAATTCTAATTTATTATTTGATCAAGATGGTAATGTTCTTAGTCCACAGGATAGTGAAGTAGATTTAGCAAGAATAACATCAGGAGGAAGAAGTATTTATTTAAACTCTAACAGTCTCTTTGACGGTCAAGAAGGATACAACGTAGATGGTTGTTGGTATTTTGATTATGCAGTAGGAGCAAGGTTTGGATTAAATACTGAAACAGCAAATGTAAACCCTGTATTTACTATAGATAAAAAGGGTGGAGTTATTAATTTTAGTTCTTCTGGAGGAGTAATGTCTATAGTTTTAGAATACGTCTCTGACGGAATGGAAAATGGAAATGATGCTTCAGTTAGTTTAAATAAATTATTTGAAGATTATATATATGCATATATCCGTTTTGCTATTTTAAACGGCAGGCTTGGAGTTCAAGAATATGTTGTAAGTAGAGCAAGAAAAGATAAGTCTTCTCTTTTAAGAAATGCAAAATTAAGATTAAGTAACATACACCCTGGCCGCCTTTTGATGAACATGAGAGGGCAAGATAAATGGATAAAATAAAAATATGCCAATAGTAAATACAAATTTTATTGCAGGTAGAATGAATAAATCTGTGGATGAAAGACTTCTTCCGCCAGGTGAATATATTGATGCCATAAATGTACGTTTAGGTTCTACTGAAAACACTGAAATAGGTGCTGTAGAAAATTCAAGAGGAAATTCTGCTTTGACAACATTAAGTTATGGCGGTCAACCTTTGTCTCCTTTAGCTAAGTGTCTCGGTGCATTTGATGATGGTCAGTTAGAAACCATATATTGGTTTGTTCATGATCCAGATAATCCAGTAGCTCAAGACGAAACGGTAGATATGATTGTGTCTTTTAATACACAAACTGATCAACTTATATATCATGTAATAACATTAGACGTTTTAAAGTTTGACCCTGAGTATTTAGTAACAGGTGTAGATAAAATTGAAAACTTATTGTTTTTTACTGATGGTAAAAATCCTCCAAGGAGAATTAATGTTACAAGTAACTATGATTTTCCTACAGGTAATACAGACGGTATAGAAGAAGAAGATATTTCAGTAATATTAAAACCACCAGGGTTTGAAGATTTACTACCATCGGGTAGTATTCCTTTACCAGCTCCTACGTTTTCATTAATTAATGCGGCTGGAGGACAAAATTATTTAGAAGATAGATTTATAAGTTTTGCATATAGATACAAATATCTAAATAATGAATACAGTGCTACATCATTATTTAGTTTAGCAGCATTTCAACCTGGTAATTTTAGGTTTGATACAAGAACTTATGATAATGCAGGTATGTCTAATAATTTTAATGGAGCTAAAGTACAATTTAGTACAGGAAGTGACAGGGTAGTTCAAGTGGATTTACTTTATAAAGATTCAAATACTAACAGTATATACGTAATTGAAAGGTTTAAAAAAGAAGATTACGGATGGGCAGATAACACTCATCAAGAATATGTTTTTACAAACAGTAAAATATATTCAGTTATTGGTGCGGATGAATTGCTAAGATTATACGATAATGTTCCTTTAAAAGCGCAAGCTCAAACAATAATGGGTAACCGATTAATATATGGAAATTACAGTGATGGTTTTGATATAGTTAATATAAACCTTCAAAACATACCTTTAGACTTTTCTACATCTTTATTTGAGACAGCATTAGATTTTAAAAATTTAGCAGGGCCTGTGTTTTCAACAGGTGTAAATTATACTATAAACGCTGCAACTACAACCACAGTAGCAAACTCTTTAGCAACTGTAAATTTAGCTGAAATAGAAGATAAATTAAAACAAGGGTCACAAATTGTTTTAAATATTAGATTTGAACATGCATTAATAAATGGAACTACTGGCACTACTTGTTATCAAGATAATGCTGGTTTTAAAACTGCAGATACTTCAATAGGTGTAGTAATAAATCTTACACAAAATTATGCTAATACATATGATTTTGTTACATCATCTGATTTTGAAAATGCAATTGGAACTATTGAAAGCACAAACTTTGAACCAATGGCAACAGCTGATCAAGGTTTCTCTCTTACAGATAGATTTAATGCAGCTTTAGTGCCGCCTCAAATAACATGTGCTTTTACAAAAAATATAAGTAGTGTAACATCTTCTACCGTACAGCAAGGATTTCAAATATCAGGAACTCCTGGTTCATCTTCATTTACAATTCAGTTATTGGCAATGAACTATACTAACACTACGGGCGGTGTTACAAGTAACATGTATGAGTATTTTAGATTTATAAGATTTAATGTACAGTACAGTAGTAATATAAATAAAAATAGTTTACATAGTAATAGAGATTTTGAAACAGGTATTGTGTATATGGATGAATATGCCAGAGCCTCTACGGTTTTAGTTTCTGAATACAACACTATTTACATTCCCCCTGCATCAAGTGTAAATAAAAACAGAATACAAGTAACAGTAAACAACTATGCTCCTACTTGGGCAACTAAATATAAATTCGTAGTAAAGCCAAGTAAAGCAGGTTATGAGACAATATATACAAATTTCTTTTACACCAATCCTTTTGATAATGTAACTCACTTTAAATTAGAAGGAGATAACACCAATAAAGTAAAGACAGGAGATAGAATTATTGTAAAAAGAGATACTGGGGGTGCATTAACATCTTTAGTTGAAACAACTGTACTTGCGGTTGAAGCTCAAAGTTCTGATTTTTTAAACGGAGAGCAAGAGCTTGGAGCAAACTCTGAGCAATTAGCAGGACTTTATATGCAGCTTAAAGCATCTAATTTTAGTATTGAAATTAGTGATGACGCTATAATAGATTATGGAGAAAGAAGTCGAGGTAGTGATAGTGAAAATGCTTGTGGTACGGTATGGGCTTTATCTTATCCGTTATTTACATATGATCAAGCTAATAACTCAACTACAAATTACAATATTCCTGGAGGTTCAATAATAGAGGTTATGTTTGAATTTAGAAGGGGAGGTAATGGATTAGGCGCACCTATAAGACATTGGAGAATAGAAAAAACATTTGTTGCTTCGGAAACATTTAATGATTTTGCAGATTGGTGGACAGCATCTAATATTGATCTTGAAGCAGATCTTTGTGTAAACGTAGAATGTACTGGTGAATATTCCAATGCGTTTGCTACACCATCTGGTAGTGGTATTGATCCATCAATAAGTGGCTCAGGCGGAACTTATAAACGTGCTAACAATGTAGATTGTAATGGGAAATTTACCATGACTTTTCAATTTATACAAGCAGTTCCAGGAGATGTAACCAGTCCTTTATGGTTAGGTGTTAGATGTGGTGGTATTGGAGTAGACGAACCTTTTAATATTGGTAACAAAACAATGACGGTCAAAGCTGACATAGTTGTACAAAGAGCTAATTCAGTATTAGTTTTTGAAACACAGCCAGCTGATGCAAATGAAGAGATATACTATGATGCATCGAGAGCATTGCCTTTAGTTAGAAATGGAGGTACAGGAATTATGTTACATCAATCAGATAATGATACTGATGCTGGAGATCAAAATCAAACTTTAAATCAACCAGCTATAGTAACTTTAGATTTTATGGATTGTTACACGTTTGGTAACGGAGTAGAAAGTTTTAAATATTTAGATAGAATAGAAGGAAGATCTGTAGTAATGGGTCAAAGAGGATTGGCAGCGTCACAACAAGATTTTAAAGAAACAAATAGATTTGCTGATTTAACATACAGTGGAGTATACAGTAGTAGTTCAGGATTAAATAATCTTAATGAATTTAATTTAGGATTAGCTAATTTTAAAACTTTAGAAACTTCATTTGGCCCTATACAATTATTGTTTGCAAGAGAAACAGATATTTTAACATTGCAAGAAGATAGAATTAGTTATGTACTTGCATCTAAAAATATTATTAGCGATTCAACAGGTGGTGGTGTTATTGCTTCAGTGCCTCAAGTTTTAGGGACGCAAATAGCTCGTGTAGAAGAATATGGTATTAGTTATAATCCAGAAAGTTTTGCAAACTATGGAGCTTACTTTTATTTTACAGATACTAAAAGAGGAGCTGTTATCGAACTGGTTGGTAATTCTGTGAATGACAGATTAAAAGTAATATCTGATTTGGGTATGAGATCTTGGTTTAGAGACCAATTCAACTTTCAGCTCAATACACAAAAAATAGGAGGGTACGATCCTTTTATGGACGAGTATGTAATAGGTACTAACTTAAATTCAATTCCTGTTCCAGACCCTGTTTATGGTTGTGGAGTAGAAATAAATTTTAAAAACCAAAATCAAATAGTTTCTAATACTTATGAGTATGGAACTATAATTGGAGCTTCAAACGTAGCTTATAATGTTACTTCAGGTAGTATAACTATAAATGTTTCATGGAATGGTAATAATTTTAATTCAGGTAGCGTTACAGGATCTGGAAACTTTAGTTGGACTAAATCATCTGCCACACCTACAACAGCAACAATAAAAATTACACCTGGGGGAACAGCAACTTATAGTGTAACACCTGAATGTGTAGTCAAAACTCCATTAACAGTATTTAAGTGTTTAATAAATTCAAGTACTAATAGTGGCCAAACTATACACGTAGAATACAATTGGGCAGATACAACTTCTATTAGTCCTGTTGATAGTGACATGGCAACATTAGGTTCTAATAATACTATATTTAGTTTTTATAATAGTCAGGTTGGTGTTAGATCACAAGGAACTTTTCCTTACAGTGGGGTGAATTTTACTATTAGAGTTAACAAAGTTAACTTTGATACATATGATTGGAGTTACCCTCAAGATAATTTTAGATACTTATCTTCTAATACTTTATATCCAAACACACCTTCAGGAGTAGCTTCATTATTAGCAGCTGCAACTACAATACCTAATAGTGCTGTTACTAATCCATCAACTAATATTCATTTAGCAACTGTATCAAATTTAAGTTTACCTACAAATAATCAATATTTATATGTGATATATGACGTAAGAGAAATTTCTGCACAACAATTGTGTTATGATGCAAATTCAGCTAATGATGCTTGTTGTTTATGTACATGGAGTTGTACTTCATTTCTTGCAAGTTCTGGAACAGAGCAACCACAAGATGCTTGTGGGTTAGTTAGATCAAGCACTTATTATCATAATAACGGAAGTAATGCTTTACCAATAGTAGGAAGTTCAATATATACAAGTTCAAATTGTGAAGATAGTAATTTAGGAATAGTAAATTTCTTACCTTTAGGTTATTATAAAATATCAAACACTCAGTATATGCAAGTTGGTACAAGTGGTTTAGTAATTCAAATAATTAATTGTTAAAAAAATAAAATGGCTCAATTAGGAATATATTATTTTAATGGAACATCTTTCTCTACTGCATCTGCTATATATACAAATGCAGCATTGACCACTCTTGCGCCTGATGGATTCTATTCTAATGCAGGTATTGTAAGACAACAATTAAATGGTATTTTGTTAAACGCACAATCATGCGATACATGTGCGGTGTCCTGTGGTAATGGAGTTTCTGCGGCTATAAGCAATCAAAACGGATGGTTTCAAGCTTCAGTTGATTTAGCCAACTCCACAGGTGCAGTTATATTAAGATGTTTTTTAGGATCAAGTATACCTGATGGTTTATTAGTAACATACAATAGTGCTTATTATAATAGACTGACTGCTTTTAACAATCATAATGGAGTAACATTAGTGGACGGATCGGGAGCAACTGTAGATTATGCAGGACAAAATAATCAAGGCACACAACTACCTACGTATGTTGGTAATCAAAATGCAAATTTAGTTGGAAACTACACAACAGCTCCAGGAGGTTCATGTAGTCAAGGAGATAAACCTCAAGATTACGTTTTAACAAGTGGATCTTATGTAGCTCAAGGCACTCTTCAAAGTGTTAGTGTAGTAAATAATCAGGTTGGATACGCCACTGATACATCAACACCTTCCTCTCCAGTATTTACTTTAGTCTTTCCTAAAACAAGTGTTACGCCTACTTTAGGAAATGTATTAATTGCTGCACCTATGTGTGGAACAGCTTTTAGTTGGGAAGTAGATTGTCCAGCAGATTTACCTTCATTTACAGCATCCGCCGCAACTAATAGTGTACCTAATTGTGGTGCAGATACTCAAACGTTATATTTTGCAAGAAACGCTACAGGTACTACAGCTCCTTTTAATGAAGACACTAATACAATACCAAATGTAGGGAACTTTGTGTTTACTACAAATAATGGATCGACTTATTTGAACGACACAGCAACCCCTAAATTCTATTCATTACAAGCTTCAAGTTCATATATTCAAGTTAGAAGAGGGGTAGTAATATCAACTGGAAACTGTGTAACACCATAAAAAAAAACTATGCCTATACCATCATTAAATAATCCATTTACATTAACCTACAGCGAAGGTGTTGAAGGTTGGCCGTCATTTTACACATTCTATCCTGAATATATAAAAGGAATGAATGGTTTTTTGTATACGTTTCAAAATGGAAATATATATAGACATAATACTTCTCCATTACGTAATAACTATTATGGCAATCAAGGTAGTTCACAAGTAACCAGTGTATTTAATCCTGAGCCATCGCTAACAATTAAATTATTTAAAACACTTTCTTTTGAAAGTAATGCGGCTTGGAATTGCACATCTTTACTTACAGATTTAAGTCAAGGAAATGTAGCAGAAATAAACTTTGAACAGAAAGAAGGTGAATGGTTTGCTTATGTAAGACACAACACAGGTGTTACTAATTTTGCTTTAAGATATTCTAATGGTTTAGGAACTATAGCAAGTGTAGCTGGAAACGCCAATGCATTAGTTTGTTCTTTTAATAATAATATAGGAAACCTTATTACTAATGGTGCAAACGCTTATACTTTAGTTAATGGCCAAGCTCCTGTACTTGCAGGAAAAGTAACAGCAGTAACTAAGTTAGGAGACAGCGGAACTGTAACTTTAGATACCACAGTAACGGGCGCAACTGCTCCTGTAGCTAATAACTTTTTATTGTTTGCTAATAACACTGTAGCTGAGAGTTACGGTATGCGTGGTTACTATATGGAATTTACTTTAGTTAATGACGATACTACTGAAGTAGAGTTGTTTTCTGTTGGTAGTAGTATGATGAAAAGTTTTCCATAGAAATTTACTATCTTTGCTTTAAATGAAATTAAATGTAAAGCCTTTAAAATTTGCTGACTATGATAATATATTATGTCAGTGGTGGAAAGACTGGAGATGGACACCACCTCACAGAGACTTTTTACCAGAAAATGGTGTAGGAGGATATATTGTATATGAAAAAGATACTCCTATATGCGCAGGTTTTATGTATGAAACAAACTCTAAGTCTGTCTGGTGTGATTGGATCATATCTAATATACATTACAAAGATAGACAAAAAAGAAAAGAAGCAATTGGATTATTAATAGAACATATAACTGAAATTGCTAAAACAAAAGGATATAAATATTCGTATGCATTAATAAAAAACAAACCTTTAATTGATACCTATAAAAAAATAGGTTATGTAGAAGGTTCAAGTTATACGAGTGAAATGATTAAAGTATTATAATATGGCAGTAACAACAGCAGCAGTAGTAGGTATTGGTTCAGGTTTGGCAAGTGCAGGCATGTCTTTTAGTCAAGCCGCTCAACAAAAAAGAGCATCATCTAAGGCGATAGCAGATCAAAAAAAACTTCAAGCTTCAGCAAGAGAACGAGCAGAGAAAAACTTTTATCAAGGTCTTAATGTGCCATTAGATGCTTATGGTGAACAATTTAGACAAAATATTGCTGGACAACAACAGGCCATTCAAGCTTTACAAGAAGGTGATCAAAGAAACTTACAAGGTGGAATTGGTGCTTTAACCGCAGCAGGAGCAGCGGCTAACGAACAGACTCGTATTGGTTTAGGAGAAGCTTTGTATGAAAATAGAAAAATGAAAGCTGACGCTCAAAATACCATAAACCAAGATTTAAAAGCTATGGACATGGGTCAAGCGGCTGATCAGGCTGCAATGGCCAGAGATGCTGATCAAGCACGAGTTGCTGCTATTTCAAGTGGTATATCAGGTATTGGTACGGCCGCAAATAGTTTAGCATCTATTGCACCTTTATATGGTAAATCTGGCGGTATGAAAAGGGCTGAAAGATTATATGATGGTATGGTTGCTGAAGGTTTAGATATTGATCAAATTTCAAAAGCAGCAGGTGGAGAATTATCAGCAGCAGTAATAAAAAATACACTGAGAAAACAAGATTTTTCAGGAAAACAAACAAGAGGGTTCTTGAAAGATAAGTTTGAAGGTTTTGACTACTCTATATTTAACAACTTATATACACCACCGAAATAATAGTTTATGGCAGAAAGAGAAAACAACGACAGAGCAGCAGCTGCGAATCAGTATTCGGTATATGTAAATAGGGATACTCAAGCTACTCAAGTTAATTGGGGACAGATAGCCAAGGATTTAACTACAGGTGCAAATGCAATTCGTGACGGCAGAGAGGCTAAAAAGCAAGCGATAACAGATGCGACAAGTAAAGCCATGAATGATTTGGCTCAAATTGCTGATGTTGATAATCAATCATTAGGTAAACTTTTAATTAATGGTTCAGATTTTTCTAAAAAAACATTAATGGCTAATATGGAATTGCTCCGTAATGGTGGTCTTGATCCTAAAGATTATCAATTAATTATGCAAAGTCAATTAGATGGGTATAAAAATTTAAGCCTATACGCTGAAGGAGCTGATGCTAAGTACCAAGAAGCTATGACAAGATTAGAGCTTGGTGAAGACGGTCAGTCCATTGCTTCAGATTTGGAAATGACTTGGAATGAAGGGACATTTGGTTTTGGTAATTTAAGAAATAAAAGATTAATTACTAACCCAAGAAACGGAGAACTGGTTTTAGTTACAATGCAAGATGATGGAACTGGAAATTTAGTTATGCCAGATCCAGATACAAATCCAGAATTTTTTCAAAACACAGCTTACTTAAATGTAGCTACTGATTTTAAATTAGATCGTAGAAACACAAATACATTAGCTGATGGTATTACAGAGAATTTAGCAGATGTAATTTTATCTACATCACAAGAATACAATCTTTATAGTGGTGGTGGTCAAGTAACTTCTATTCAAGATTTTAGAAATTTATTTGATGCAGAAACTCCTGATGGAAAAGGGTATATGGAGTTAAAGAATGATGATGGGTCTAAAATGACTTATGAAGAATTCATGAGTGATCAAATAGATAGTATTACTGGTGATAAAAGTGATTTAAGTTCAATGAATGCTATGCAGGTTTTAACTGGCGCAGGATATAAAATGGTACAGTCTGAAGCTGAAGCTAAGAAAAAAGGTATATCAAAGT